TATATTCTTGCTCTGTAAACTGGTCTCCAGCCATTTGCTTTAACTCAGCTATAGTAACTCTATATATTTCTCCAGCATGTTGTATATTTTCAAATCCTGGTGAAGCAGAGTGAGATGTTATTAAGTTTGATGGGTCTACATATTTTATTTTGACTCCAGCAGAAGGACATATAGACGTTTTAACAGCACCTTGACCGACAACTACTAAATCTCTTAGTATTCTTCTTTTAGTCTCTTCAAAATCATTTTTCTGAGTAACAAAGCTAATTCCTTCTTCTAAAGCTATTTCATGAGATTGCTTATAAGTTAACTGCATGTAAAGCTCTAACTCTTCTTCAGACTGAGGAACAAAACCTTTAGGATTATAATCCATTTTTGTTATCTCACTTAACTCAGCTAGAAAATCCTTGTTAAGCATTTTAAGCATTAAGTTATTTTTCTCTGTAATTCTTATCTGCTCTGAAGCATTGTCTACCGCTCTAGCTTTTATCTCTAACTCTTGATTAGATAAATCACCAACGATAACATCAACGAACTTTGGGATAATACTTACTGGAGTCCAATCAATGTTCATAAATGAAGTATCACCTTCTACATCTAAAAGGTCTTTATATTTTGATACATCTTGAATTCCTTCTGAATATTTTCTGGCAGTCTCCATTCTTCTTCTTTTAGCAGTATAGCTAGATTCACCACTCTTTTGATAATCTCTATACATTGTTTTGAAGTATTGAAGACCGTAGTCATTTGAAGCTTTTTCTTCATTACTTACAAAAGGTGTAGGATAACCTCCTATTGTTTCAAAATTGATTTTCATATTCTTTTAGATATTAATCCAGTATTTTTATATCTTTTAACAAACTTATCCATATTGAATGTTTGTTCTTTTTTTGGTTTTACAAACTTCTGAGCTCCAAGTAAAGCTATACTGGAAGCTACAGTGGCATCATATTTGGTTCTGTTATCTATCTCAAACTGACTCCAATCTTCTAGGAGCCTATTAAAATAACATATTCCCATATCACCAGTCTCATCATTTACTCCAACGTGGTCATATATGTATGATGAAACAGCTTCAGCTTGTGCAGCTATAACAGAGGCTCCAGTACTAGGAATACCCTTAGTCTTCTGAGCTCTACTTGATGAAGTATGAGTAGATTCTGGTCTATCCATTAGGTAATTATTGTAACCTCTTCTTTCAAAATACTTTATAATCCCAACCTTGTTATTCTCGACAAGTATTTGGCAGCCGTAAAAATAACACATTTTTATCATATCTTCGTAAAAAATCTCAGCTTTTGGTGGTCTGTGTATATATTCGCACACAAAAACATTGGAAAAGTCATCCATCATTGAGAATTTTTTATATACATAAGCAGCTGCATTAGACCTTCTACCATCAGTTGTAGTGTCATGGTCATAAGGGTCACAACCAGCAACTAACTCAACATGATTACCTGGATATAATCTACCATTTCTGCCATCTTTTTTATTTCTTCTTTCTTCTGGTGGTATCCAAGCTATATGAAATTTACCATTTTTTCTTGGCTGCCATATAACTTCTGAGTCTTCTACTCCTCCTTTCCAAACAAAGTCTCCATAAACAGTAACAGAATTTGATGCGTTATTATAATCTATTTGTTGATAAATCCTTTCAACATCAAATATACTATTGTTTACATCACTTCTAAAAGCTTCATCAATACTAAATGGTCTTTGTCTCTTTTCTTCCGAAAGCTTTGACGTATTGTTCTTATATGACTTTCTAATATTTTCTAAAAACTCCTTAGCACCTATTGTTTTTCCAGTAAACTTAGACTGCTCGTCATTTGGAGTCTCTACAACTGACATTCCATACTCATCAATAAAACCTTCATATCCATCGTATGCTGGAGTAAAATATTGATAAAGACCTGAACGAGTTCTTCCGTTAGCATCTAAATCTTCTGGGTCGCTATCATACCATAGGTTTTTAAAGTTTTCTCCACCAGACTTAGATAATTCGTTTACAGTAGAAGGCATAAAGCATTTACCGATAATCTTATCTCCTAGTGTTAAACAAGAGCGTACAACTTCCCAGTTCTTTTCTACGTTAGCGTCAACCCATTTACCTGCCTCATCACATAAATATCTAACAAGCTTTACGGAGTCATAAGAGTTTTCCTTAGTATTTCTCCAGTCAATCTTAGAGTTAAGAGCCTCAGACTTAGTAACAGTCTTAAAATTCTTACTAATCTTTTGTCCTGGCTGATTAAAACTTAAAGTAGACTTAGGGTTATCAGAACCATCAATAATAGGTTGAAAGAAGAATGGTAGATTTCTAAACATGTAAACCATCTTATCAGTAAATAATGATTTAGCATCGGCTCCAGTTTTACTAATAATACCACCATGAGCATTATAATTAGCTGTAACTTCATATAACAACATAGCTGCTCCCTTATAAGAAGCTCCTTCACGTCTATGCTTAACCATAACCATTCCGAAACAATTAGGGTCTTTTATGCAGTAATCCCAGAACATGTAGAATCTTCTATCTCTATCTCTATATTCAGGATAACCTATATCTAGTTTACACCAGTTTAAATAATAATAGTGCTCTCCAGTTATATATGTAGGAACACCATTATTCATAAACCAAACACCGTTGGCTCTCCTATCAAACTCTTGATTAATAAAGTCAGCGTACTTTGAAGCCGTTTCAGGATATAATCCAGAAGGCATAACCGTTCTAGACCATTTCTGCTTTTTCTTAGGTAAGTCAGAAAACAATATATCCTTCTTACTTGGCTTCTCAGGAAGCTCAATCTTTATTCCAGATATTTCTTCAAATTCAGGCATTATTTTTTAGCGAACTTTTCTACGAAACCAGCTGAAAATGCTTTCTCTTCTTCAACCTCATCAGATTCTTCTTCTCCATTAATCTGACTTTCAATCTTTTTAATGGAAGATAATATCTCTTTAGCGTCAAGAAAACATTCTTTCTTAGCCTTCATAGCGTTACGTCTTTTATCATCTTGTAACTCTTCGTCTAGAGGTCTTTTAATTTCTTCAACAAGTATTTCGTAAGCCTCCAAACCAGCCTGCATAAGCTCTTCTAGTTTTTTGTTTACATCTATACTCATTACTCTATGACAGCTAGTATATCTATGTTTCTCATTCTTAGGAGCTCCTTACCTTCGATATTCATATTGTATTCAGAGTTTTCCGTAAATACAACCTCATCACCTAACTTGGCTCCATAATCTAAAATCTCTTGATTTGCGTATCTCAAGTATCCTCTAAGCTCTTCTATATCAGGAGTAGACTTCAAAAATATACCAGATTCAGTTTTATAATTCTCCTCTGATTCTAACTTCTGCTCTACAAAGCACCAGAAATTCTGCATTATAATTTCTCCTTCTCTTACAGCACAATATATCTGATTTGCTTTAACCTGAAGGATGTAGTTACCATCTTCATCCTCTATCATTTTGTTTTTGTTATCAGCTACGAAATGATGGAAATAAATTCTATCTCCAACCTGAATATCCATGTGTTCACTACTTAACTTTTCTGGAGTTATAACAACCTCTCCGTATTGTCTAGCGAACTTCATAGGGTCATAACTAGAGTCTAAATACATTTCGACACCATTTACAGTTACGGTGTCTTCAACTAACTTCGGTAATTTTACTAAAAATATGTCTTTAATTAATTTCATCTTACATTACATTATATTCGTTTCTATCTTGTATATCAAATTCTATTGAGGTAGGTTGAGAAAAAAATCTCTTCCAAGGCTTAGAATAATCTTCATCAAAACGCTTTACATAAACGTCATAAACAACTTGTTGATGTTTATACCATGCTGCTTCGTCTTGAATAATAGCTGTAACCTCTAATTGACCTTTCATCATTGTTTGACCAACAACATAAGTCAATCCTTCCTTCATGTCGCCTATAGTTATCTTTCTAATTATAGGCTTTATATCTTCTAATAACTCCATGTTGTATTGTTTTTATTGTCAGATACAAAATGAGTGTAAAGTTCTTGATAGTTATTTTCTTCCTTCTTATTAGATTCGTTTATCATCGCTACCTTCAAAAGAATAAGATAGCCGATAATATCATTTACAGTATCTTCTGTTTTATCGTTTATTCCTTTGTTTTTAATTCTCATCAATTTGTCATCTATTCTAGCACAAAGACTATCTATAGCACTTCCTTTTGAGAATATGTTTGATGGGTTAGTGGCACTATCTCCGTAGGCTTTGTTTTTCTCGATTAGCAAGTCTATTACAGACGTACCAACCTCTTTAATAAGGTCTTCTGTTTTCATTTTGTTTATTTAATTTAATTAATATAAAAAAGTATAGTTTATATAACCATACTTAGTTTTTTGTAAATCAATCCGTATGATTTAGCCGAAGCAGCCAAGGCACTAATTCCAGTAAATGGAAGAAGCTCAACATCGTCAGTTAAAGCGTTGGATTTAGTCGTTGATGTAGCAGCAGTTGTACCACCAGCTACAGAAGTAGTAGCTAGTCCATACTGAACTTCATTAACATAAATGCTAATTTGTCTACTTCCGTCAACTTCTATTTTTAGTCTTAACTTATCGTTAGCTGAAACACCTAACTCCAAGTCAGTTATATAATCAGTACCAGCTACACTATATATAAAGTGTAATTTAGTATTGTCTGTCAATGTATTGGTAGCTCCTTCAACAGTATCTCCTGTAGCGAAGTAAAAGTAAGCTTGGTCAGCCTCTGTTCCGTAATCCCAAGCGTTAGTAATTTTCAATCCAGACATAAAAGCCATATCTGTAACATCTATAAATTGAACGTAAGCTTCATAAAT